CTACCCGACATTTGCAGTACCGGAAATGTGTGCATCCGACACATGTTTTCCCTTTTCGATTGTCATTTGGCGAATCTGTTCTTTAAGCCTTCCTATTTCTTCTGCCTGCTCTCTTATTATAGACAAGAAAGATTCAGTGGTACTATTATTTGTTTCCTCATGAAGTATATTGTTTTGATTCTTTGCGGCTTTAACTGCTTTCAACTTAGCTTGTGCTTGCTCTTCTGTCATTTCCCCCTTAATAATTGGCAAATCTGATTCATAGTAAGTTTCTTCAATTATAGGATTCCCTTCCCCAGTAAATAACCATCGAAGGTTGATGAATACAGAATATCCTGACATTATAAACCTTTTAAAAAAGTCATAGCTTGGAGCAGACTTTCCGCTTACTATATCATAGATAGTTTGGGCTCTACTGTACCCTAATGCATTGGCGAACTTATTTGGATTAGTGTGCAAGATAAATATAACTTCTTCTATTCTTGCAGATATTTCTGTATTTTTTTCTTTCATATCTTTTGTTATTACAGGATTTTCTGTATATTTGCAGCGTGTTCAAAAAAGAACACCGCGCCAAAGATACAAAAAAGGCGTGTGATTAGCGATTTTTAAGTATAAGATTATGAAAGAGACATTATTGATGAAAGTAAATCCCAAGACGCTGGATAACCTGATGAACGAATTAACCAGTGCCATTATTCAGATGAAAGATGTAGAACCAGTGCAGAATACAAGATTTAAAGATGAGGTCTATACAATGTGTGTATGTTTTCAAGCAGAGCTGCTGCAGACCATTCGGAATGTGGAATTAAAGAATCAATCAAGTAAAGATACTCAGGATAACCCAGCGTGACAACCCGGAAGGCGTTAAGAGACGGGTGACGGTGTGGAAAGACACACGGGAGTGCATGGTTCTTGCGCCGGGGTTCGATTCCCCGGACTCCCTCCAATATTAATCATTAAAATAAGTGAGATATGAACAAGAGGTACATTCACATTACGAAAGCTGACCGCGACTTTATTGCAAAGGCGCTCAACGTGACAGATAAGACTGTTTATAACGCTATCCGTTTTGATGACCGTCGTGGCAACTCCGAACTTTCTGCAAAGATTCGTAAGTTGGCCATGGACCGTGGCGGTATTGTGATGGTTGTTATTCCGGAGGTGGAGGTTTTTCACGACTATGACAAAGTATCCCGCCTATATTGTCCCAATGGTGCTCTTATAGAGCTTGACCGTAAGGATGGTAGCGGCCAGGTAATATTCAAAGGTGAGACTGTGAAAACCTTTGAGCATGTAATGGTTTCGGAGATTGACCACATTAAAGCGTTTGCATCGGCATTGAGATAGGAGGCGGCTATGTTGGTGTATTACGGTAACATACAGTGTATTTCTGCACGTGAGCTCATAGATGGCGGCTATATCACCGAATCCTGTTATAGGAACTGGGTGAACCGTGGTCGTATCAAGGTGGTGCGCCGTGGTGGAGGTGCTGCTGGAAATTGCGCGTTGGTCGCCCTCAATAGTCTGCCTACCGAGTGCCTGGAACGGGTGAAGGAAGATAACCCCGGTGGAACAGAGCAGGCACTTCGCCACTGGATACTATCAAACTATGTGCTGGATCAGGCTGCAGTAGCCTATTTTTTGGATTGGGCCTCTCATTCTTCCAGCAACAGAGCTACAGACGAACTTGCCCGGAAATATGCGGTGAATGCTTCAGTTCTGAATACTTGTATCAAGCTTTATAACAGAAGCAACGATTACCGCAAACTGATGGGTGAAAAATATAACTGGGACATGATGGCCACTACCATCGAGACCTTACGCGAAGACTTTGGTCATGATCTTCCTGCCAGTACCCTGCGTTTCCGCAAGAAAGTGAACGAATACAAGCAGTACGGTTACGAATGTCTGATAACCGGAAAATTCGGCAACCAGAACAAGCGGAAGGTAACTCACATGGACGAACGCCTGGTGATGAGTTTGAAAGTACTTCCCAACCAACCATACGGCAGTGATGTGCATGAAATGTATCTGTCGTTTGTATGCGGAGAACTGGAAGTATGGGATCTGGAAACAGGAGAGATATTCAATCCGGAAAATTTTACGAACAAGAACGGGGAGCCGAAAGAACTGAGCGAAAGCACTATCCGGAACATTCTGAACAACCCGGCAAGCCAGCTGCTGATAGAAAAAGCCCTGCGTGGACGTATGGAGTTCTATCATGAGCAAATGCCGCACATGCACCGTCATGGCGGTGAGTTTTCACTGTCACAAATAACGATGGATGACGTGGATTTGCCGCGCAGAATGAAAGGCGGCGAGTATGTGCATGCCTATTATGCCTATGATGTGGTGAGCCAGTGCCGTATCGGTTTGGCCTACGGGCGGGATAAGGATGATGCCTTGGTTGTGGACTGTTTTCGTGATATGTTCCGGCTCATCGAACGCAACGGATGGGGGATTCCAGCCGGTATTGAGGTGGAGCAGCACTTGCTGAGCAAGTATAAAGAAGGATTCCTGAAGACAGGTGAGGTATTTAAGTTTGTGCATTTCTGTGCTCCACAGAACTCACAGGAGAAATATGCTGAACCCCTGAACGGTGCGTTCAAGACAACCATAGCACATAAGAACCATGAAGGCATTGGCCGCTGGTATGGTAAGGGTGCACGGCGGGTGGATCAGAAGAAAGTGAGCGACAGCAGCAACCACACCTGGGAAGACAAAAAGTATTATACGTTTGAAGAGCTTGTGGCGGATGACCGTCGCGATTGTGAAGAATGGAACAATACGCTTCACCCCAACCAAAAGAAATATCCCGGAATGACCCGTTGGGATGTGCTCGTAGCCAAAATCAATCCGACCCTTCGACCGCTTGATAAATTGACTTTGAGCAGATATATCGGAGAAAAGATCGATACCAGTATTCGTAGAAATTCCACAGTACGTGTGGCAAATGCAGACTGGTGGCTGAGTGGTCCGGAGGTGCTGGAGCAGCTGGAACCAAACAACCGCAAGGTGACGGCCTACTTCCTGCCGGATGAAGAGGGCAAGCCTACGGATGTCTTCCTGTTCCAGAACGACCGCTACCTTGACAAGGTTCGTCCGGTAGTGACTTACAACCGGGTGATGGCAGAACAGACCGAAGAAGACCGGGTAGCCTATACAGAGCAGGCTAAGATTGTGAGTCATTTCAGCAAATACCTCAATGACCACGCCATCGGAAAGGTGGGAACCGGTACACCTGATCAGCCAACGGATGATCCGGAAGAGGAACTGGAACTTCCCCCGGTGGAACTATCCGATGATTTGCCAGCCGATTTGTCGGCAGATCCGGAATCTGATTATGAATGGCACTCCGGAATAAGCGAGGCAATGAGAGCCATCAGTGATATGTAAGAATAGAATTAGAACAACATTAAAACAGCGTTAGAATTATGATTACAGAAGCGCAAAAACAGAAGATTATAGCAGCGATAGCCGGCAACCGTGTGAACTATCCCAGTGATGCCAAGCATGCTGCCTCTTTGGGCATCAGTACGTCTGTGTACAGTGCAATCAAAAACGGACAGACAGACAAAGCCCTGAGCGATGCCAACTGGATAAGCATTGCCCGCAAATTAGGGGTGAACCTCCGTGGTGAAATGGAATGGAAAGCAGCCAAGACCCCGACATTTGAATATATCACAGCCCAGCTGGAGTTTTCACAGCAGTCCAGCCTGTCGGGTATCTTGTGCGACATGCCCAATATCGGCAAGACTTTCACGGCACGTTATTATGTGCAGAGCCACAAGAATGCCGTTTATATCGACTGCTCGCAGGTCAAGACCAAATTGAAGCTGGTACGCAAGATTGCTGCAGAGTTTGGTGTGGACAGTAAGGGAAAGTATTCTGACGTGTATGAAGACCTGGTATATTACCTCCGTTCTATGGAAACCCCGCTTATCATCCTCGATGAAGCAGGCGACCTGCAGTATGAAGCTTTCCTTGAACTGAAGGCCTTGTGGAATGCCACTGAACGCTGCTGCGCCTGGTACATGATGGGGGCAGACGGATTGAAAGAGAAAATCAACCGCTCCATAGAATGTAAGAAGGTGGGTTATACCGAAATGTTGAGCCGTTATGGTGACCGGTACAGCAAGGTGACTCCGGATGATGGCAAGGAGCGCGAACAGTTCTTGAACAACCAGGCACGTATTGTGGCCAAGGTAAATGCCCCGGCAGGTGCTGATATAGCCCAAATTGTACGGAAGACACGCGGTGGTTTGAGAAGAGTCTATACTGAGATTGAAAAACTTAAAATGACAGCGGAATAATGAAGCGTGCGTACAGTCCGAAGGAAATAGCCGCCAAGAAATGGGTTACTCTGCCGTGGAATGAGAAATGGAGCAAACCTTTCGGATTTCCGGCAGAGAACGCTTCGTGGTTCATCAGTGGTGCCAGTGCCAGCGGAAAGAGCAGCTTTGTAATGCAGCTTGGAAAGGAACTGTGTAACTATGGGCCGGTGCTGTACATGAGTTACGAAGAGAAAATCAACCAAAGTTTCCAACGGCGTATGGGTTATTTGAAGATGAATGAGGTGCAGGGCAAGTTTCGCGTGGTGACAGAAGGTAGCCTGGAGGAAGTGATTGCCCGACTGAAAAAACCGAAAAGCCCGAAGTTCATCATCATTGATTCCTTCCAGGTGGCCGGATGGGACTATCCGCAGGCTGTGGAACTGATGGAAACCTTTCCGAAGAAATGTTTCATCTGGATCAGCCAGGAAAAGAAGAGCCAGCCAATGGGTGGCGGTGCTGTAAGATTGAAATATATCTGTGATATGAAGATTCGAGTGGTCGGTTATAAAGCTTATTGCCAAGGCCGCGCCATTGGAGACCCGGGAAGCTATTATGTGGTATGGGAAGACGGAATCATTCAAACAAGTAATAATTTACCAAAGTGATTATGGATAATAACGAAAAGGCTTTTGAAAGCTACACCGGAACAGAAGTGTTCCAGATTCTGCTGGACGGAAGTTCCAGCAGGGCAGTGTTGGATGACTGGCTGGAGCGAAACATCCAAAGTGACCTGAAAGTGAGAAGAGCGAAAACGCCCGGTCATGTCGTAATAGAAACGGGTGATGTATTATTTGCACGTAATGTGCTGATTTGGAATCCAAGTTGTAAAGTCAACATCAAAAAGAAGTGATATGGAAAAAGACAAAGTTTACATCAGTGGGGCAATAGCCCACTACAATATCGATGAGCGCAAAGGTGCGTTCCTCGATGCTGAAAACAGATTGCGTGCTATGGGGTTCAATCCGGTGAATCCATTTAAAAACGGACTTCCGGATGAAGCGCACTGGAGAGAGCACATGCGGGCGGATATACGCTTGTTGCTGGATTGTGAGTATATCTATATGCTGAAGGACTGGGAACTGAGCAAAGGTGCTAAATTGGAGCTTGATGTGGCCAGTTCATGTGGCATTAAAGTCTTGTTTGAGTAAAAATGGTCGATATGGGAAAAATAAAAATGGAAACCGGTGTTGTGGTGATGACGTTGACTGCTACGGTATATAGAGGAAATATTCGTGAAATCCAATCTTCACGCATAGGATTTTGCGGGGAGTACAACAAGGAAATACTTTCTAAAATGGGTGCTGAATTCAAAAAGATATTTGCTGGGCAAATTGAGGCTGAATACAAAGCTAAATCAGTGAAGACGGATAAGATAATTTATCGTGTCAGTACCAAATCAACTGAATGTGAAATGATTCTTAATGGCAAATGATATGGCACAGGAAGTAACCAATTTCGCCCGGTTCTATGCATTGTTCAACAAGCTGCCCTGTACAGGAGACCGGGAAGAATTCAAGAAAAGCATTGTGCAGCAGTATACGTGGAACCGGACGGACAGTCTGAAGGAAATGACAGCCAAGGAGTATGAAGCCTGCTGTACGGCTCTGGAGAAACTGAGCGGACAAGACGAATGGCGACAGAAGCTGCGTGAGGAGCTGCGGCGGAAACGGAGTCTCTGTCTGAACCTGATGCAGAAGCTGGGCATAGATACTTCCGACTGGGCACGAATCAATGACTTCTGCAGTAATCCCCGAATAGTCGGCAAGGCGTTCAGACAGATTACGGTGGACGAACTGGATGAACTGGCGGTAAAGCTTCGGTCCATACAACGGAAAGGCGGCTTGAAGCCCAAGAAAGAAAAACAAACGATTAACCCCGTGAGCATGGTATCACTCATTCAGATTGACCCTGATGCTCCGGCAAACTGATAGGATATGGAAAATAGAAACACAAAGATTTTAGAGAATCTGAAAAAGGAAATTAACCTGCTTGCCTCTGATATGGAGAAGCAGGATGTAGCCGAGTTTTATAGCGAACTGGCTGACTGGGCATACGCCAACGGAGAGGCTATGCTGATGGAAGATGAACCTGAAATGCAGGATTATGAAAACCAATAACCCCAAAAAACAAGAATCATGGAAGAAATGAAACAAACGACCGTGGTAATGACGGCAGAGGAAAAGGCGGAATTTGAAGCCTTCCAGAGAGAAAAAGCAAAGAAAGCGGCAGAGGAAAAAGCCAAGAATGACCGCGAAATGTACAAACAGATGGTGGATGAGGAGATAGCCAACTCCATTCCGGTACTGCTGGGCATCAGTGAGCAGATCAAGGCAAGCAAGCAGACTGTGATGGACAACTTCAAAACCATTCTGGAAATGAAGGCAGACCTTTTCAAGACCAAGGTGAAGGATGACCAGCGCAGCCATACCTTTACTAACAGTGAAGGCGACAAACGAATCACGCTGGGTGTGTATGTGACCGACGGTTACCGTGACACGGTGGAAGACGGTATAGCCATTGTGAAGGAATATATCGAAGGCTTGGCCAAAGATGAAAAGACCAAGGCACTGGTGAGCATGGTGCTTCGTTTGTTGGCCCGTGATGCCAAGGGTACGCTGAAGGCTTCACGCATTGTGCAGCTTCGCAAAGTGGCCATGGAAACCGGAGATGAACGTTTCATTGAAGGTGTACGCATCATTGAGGAAGCCTACCAGCCGGAAGTAAGCAAACAGTTCATCCGTGCTGAAATCAAGAACGAAAACGGAATGTGGAAACCTATTCCACTGGGAATGACAGAATCATAAATTATAGAACTATGATACAAGAAGTGGAGAAATCTCCGAAAGTAGCCCTGTGCCGTGCTTGCCACGGTACAGGTAAAGTGAAGAAAGTTGTAGAATATCCCTCTCGGATCTTTGGAAAGAAGCGAAGCGAAACCGTTGAGGAAGTCTGCAGACAGTGCGAAGGAAGTGGCCGGGTAATGGTAAGCGCAAAAATGACGCTTGACATCCGTCCCTATAAACCTAAAGTAAAACCATCTATGAACGATTAAACCTATATGGGAAAGCGGCACGGAGTTAGTTATCAGAAGCGTGTAGCAGAAGTAAACAGGATATATGACCATTATGCCAGTCACGGTGTACCGAACCGTGAAATATGGCGGCGGTACATATATCCTGTGTATGCTATTAGTGAGCGTACATTCTACAATATGCTTAAAGCGTCCGCAGACCCTAAAAACGATTTGCCGGACGATACGGTACAATTGAAATTTAACTTTGACTGGGAATGAACGAAGACGTTAAAAAAGTAGTGGCCCGGATACTGAAAGACATTCAGGTGGAAATGAGCGATGAGTTTGACAAGAACTTTGAGCGGCAGGCTTTTTTCAGTGAAAAATGGCAGCGGCGGAAAAGCCCCATCCGGGATGAAGGCAGAGCCATACTGACAGATACCGGGGCGCTTCGGAAAAGTATTGGGAGCCGGACGACGGAAAACAGCATTACCTTCTTTACTTCTCTGCCCTATGCGGCCATTCATAATGATGGTGGTGAAATAGTGGTGACAGGTCGGATGAAGCGTTTCTTCTGGCATAAGTATTATGAGGCCACTGGGTCGTTCGGGAGAAGAAAGGACGGAAAGCTGCGGAAAGACAAACGAAATGCCCGGCTTGATACAGAAGCCGATTTTTGGATGTTCATGGCTTTAAAGAAAGAAGGAAGCACCATCAAGATACCCCGCCGCCGTTTCCTCGGCACATCGCCTGAAGTGGAAAAAGCCGTCCGTGAGATTGTAGAAGAGAACCTAACAGAGTATTTCACCATTGAATATAATATCATAACCCGTTGGCGGAATTAAATCAAGTAAATTAATACAATAAGAGGTTGTATATATCGCTGATTTTCAATAACTTAGCAATGGCTAAAAAGTTAAGTTATCATCAGTATATGTACAACCTCTACACAAAATTCATCAAA